AATGTTGGATTATTTTGAATTGCATCATCAACATATTTTTTGTTTGTTAACACATCGTCGTGTGTAACTTGATCTTCATAGCTAGTAGTACCAGATACTTTAACAACTCCTGTTCCCTGACCAATCAATGTCAAGTCTCCGGCGTCTGTTATACTATCTGTAATTATTTGTCTTAATTTTAAACGACTGTTTTGGAATGTATAAGCGTCTTCGGCGCCGACTAGTTTCCATCCGCCTGCGGTTGCTCCTAGTTCTAAACTTGGAAATGTCTGTGCTGTTGGTATAGCAATATTCTCATCCCAAAGTAAAGAAGCGTCATCAGCTGAACCTCGATCAATTCGGATTCCGGAAATAATTAATGATACTCCGTCGCCTCCTTCACCTTTGTTTAGCGTGATAACGTTGTCTTCAATTTCTAATTGTGTTGCAGCAACATAGACAGTTTCCCCTTCAACTAGTAATCCGCCAGTTACAATAACCGTACCTGAAGGTCCAGTATCTAGAGTAATTGTACCTCCGGATACTGAATCTCTAATGGCTTGTATATTATAATCGCCGTTGACTCTTAAAAACTGTCCCATGTTGTAATCCTAAATTAAACGATTGCTGTTAGTACAATGTAGTCTGCTGATGAGTCATTTTCTAAGTACCAATTGTACTTAACGCCGTCGAAGTCTGTAGCTACACGTTTAGTAATCTTAGCAATTTGTTTGGTATTATTAAGTCCGTTTCCGCCAACATAACCAGTGATACGCATTTCGCCGTATGCATTAGGTTCATCAGATACTACAGTTGCAGTAACATATGATGAAGTTGTACCAATGTTTCCTACTTGAGTAACTACGAAAGTTTTTGCGCCACGTTGCTTGAGAATAACACCGTCTGTTCTTAACGATGCATCAAAAAACTCAACTCTTACACCAGTAGCTGTAGTAGCACCAGTTCCGATAACATCAACTCCGTTTACATCTTTTCTTAATGGACGTCCCATTTTGTTTCTCCTTAATTTGACGTTCTAGGTCTACGCAGAGGGATTCTGCATAAATCTTCTTGACTCTTTATTTATCCACGACTAAGCATTGCCATTAGCTCAATTTTTTCAACTGTGCTTAGTATTTGATTAATAGTGTCTATTTCTTTTTGTGCTTTTTCTAAATAGGCTCGACTTTTAGTTTGTCTATGCTGTACCATAATAATACTATGTTGCTTTATGCGATTTTCAATCATATGTTCTATCTGATTAACATCGTGAGTAAACATAGGAAAGCGTTTACGCCATATACTAAACTGCTCACGCATCTGTTTAAAGTCGTTGTCTGATTCTATTTGCATTAGGTATTTAAGTCAACAAAAAAGCCCCGAAGGGCCTTTTTGAATCTTTCTTCTTGTTTCTAAGAATTAAGCAAAACGTAGGTTTGCGCTAGTTACAGCAACAGTACCTAGGTAATCAGCTGCGTTACCTAAAGAAGATGCTGTGTTTGTCAACTCAACATAACCATAGCGTGTCATGAATGACACCACTGGTTCGAATGTTGATGGATCTAACACTACACCAGAACTCATTAGAGGAATGTAAGGGCAGTAAAATGCCGCTGCATCTGACTCAGATGAACCTTTGTAACCTACTAATACGTTGTCGTCAGTAGCATAGCCGTTAACATAAATCTTCATTGCACTGTTCAATGTACCAACAAACTTTGTGTTTGTAGGAGCTTCGAATGTACCTTCTGTTGTACGAGCAAATGCGCTTGTAGTAGCAGATTGTAGAAGAGTTAGAACTGTTGGAGATACAACAGCCCAGTTACCAGCACCACGACGTGTGCGTTGAGCAATCAAGTTAGCAGTACGATTGATTTGAACAGCTAAAGCAGCGTGCTCGTCACCAACGAAAGTTGCAGTACCAGAAACAGCAGCTTGGTCGTATGTTAATACGATACCAGACAAGCTCTTCAAGCTAGCAATAACTTCTTGATCAATTTCAGCAGTAATTTCTTGCGCCAAAGCAGCCATAATTTCTGCTTCGATGTCAATACCCTGTTGGGCTTGTGCATCTTGTGCAGACTCAAACGTCCAGCGAGCTGACAATTTACGTGTCTTAGCTTCAACTGTCTGTTTCAAGATTTGAATGCTTAGTCTGTTACCAGCACGACCTTCTAAAGCTGCTGTACTAGCTGCTTTGTCAGATGCTGAACCGGAATAGCCTTCGGCGATCTTGAATGGGCTTAGTGCCTCATCACCAGCTGTGATGTCAGTACCGGCTGCGCTGTTAAAGCTATCTGCATAGCGAACACGCAAGGTATGGATCTGACCAACTGGGCCAGTCATTGGTTGTACACCTACTAACTCGTTAGCGATAACGGTAGGCATTACACGTCTGATCACTGGAAGGATCACACGATTTAAAGTTGCAACGTTGCCAGCGGATGTAGCTCCAGCAGTAGCACTCTCAGCCAAATACTTGCGGGTATTTTCTAAAGTAGTAGCCATTACTGAACGCTTGTTACCTTGAAGACCTTCTAGAAGGGCGTCTTTGGTTTCCGACCAGCGTGACTCGAGTAATTGTGACATTATAGTTCTCCTTAAACTTTTAGTCCCGCAAGCCTGCGGATGTCAAATATTTCAGCAGTTTTTTCTTCACTGCTAAATTGTTGTGCCTGATGTTTATTGCCTGTAATTTCTTTGCCTTCGGTCAATGCTTTCTTGGCCGGAGTTCCACCATTCATTACTGCTGGTAGATACTTGTCAAAAGCTGCATTTAGCTTATCTGTTTGTACTGACTCTAATAGTTGGCTCATTACTGAACGCTTATCACCACCTAATGGTCCTAACAACTCGCCTATAACTGCTGTGCGCTTTGCGGATTCTTTAATGATTCTTAATTCAGTTTTATTGCTTTCTACTAATTTTTCTGTTTCTGCAACAATCTTTGCTGCTTCTTCTAATTCCATTTCTTTCTGTGCAACTACCTTTAACAGGCGTGCAGTTTCAGATTTTTCATTTAGATGACTTGCAGCAAACTCGCTTGCGAATGATTCAAAAATTCTGCGACCAAAGTCGTTTCTGCGAGCAGAGTTGATATCTTCTTTCAACTGAGTCATTTCAGATTTCAATCCCTTAGAGACTGTTTCTTCAATGATTTGTGCTGAACGAGCGATGAAATCTTTCCTGACAGCTTCAAACTTAACTCTACTATCACGTACTAGACGTACTTTAGTTTCAGCTAAATCTTTCTTGTCGCTGTGGAATTCTGCGATTTCTTTCGCTAGTGAGTCCACAATAAAAGACTCTAATTTTTCAACGTTGCCTGCAACTGCGTTACGGTCTTCGTGTAATTCTGCAATTTCTTTGCGTAGATTATTTAAGATAAATGATTCCATAGTGGCCGCATCATCTTTCATTTTTCTAGCGTATTTTGCACGGGCTTCGATAAGTCCTTGACGGTCTTCAGCAAGTTCTGTTAGCTCTGCGGTTAAGCGATCAGCTAACATTCCTTCAACAGCTTCAACCATTGCGGTTTTATCGTGCGCATATTTCTGCGCAAATTCTTCACGTAGTGTAGCAGTGACTTGATCACGAGATTCTTGAATCTGCGTATTCCAAGCAGTTTCAATCTCCGATTTGATGTCCTCGGAAATCACATTGTTTTCAAATAATTGTTTAACGAAATCTAGCATGTGATTCTCCTTTTTATTTGAGATCCTTGATGATTTTCACCAAGCTCTCTGCTATATATCTTTGTGCCTGTGGGTTGCCTTGTACTTCTAATGCCATTTTAAATGCCTGATAGCCACCTGTGTTATTCATCAAGTGCTCATATACTGGAGTTGGGTAAGCTCCGGGTGCGCTTGGCTGCGCAACAATGTCAACAGTGATAATTTCAAATCCCTGGACATTGCCGCCACCGTCTACTTCGCCGGATCCTCTTGAACTTACACCCAACTTAACTCCTGCCGTCAACATGGATTCAATTAATTTACCCATTGGTGTTGGCAAGATTTTTAGTTTTCCGTAGCCGTTAGGACCATCCATCCACATCTTGGTAATCATATGACTAACACGATCTAGATTAATTTTTAAATCCTGAGGATGATCAACTTCACCTAGCACAGAGTAACCACCAGAGATCTGTTCGTTGAGCGTTTTGACAGCCCTGCCAATCTCTTGAGAAGAATAAACACGTTGATTTGCATTGCGGATATCACCTTGGATGCAAATCCCGTTGAGATGTAACGACTTACCGCCGTTACCATCTTCTTCGCTCTCAAGAACAATCTTAGCCTGATCGTAACTTAAATGTTCTGCTAGAGTAAATTTTTTCACCATTCGGTCCTATTATCTACGACCACGGAAAAGACTTTGGCCATCAGTGGAACCTTCCGCTGCGCCCTTTTTCTCAGCACCATGACCTGACTCTTTCTTGGAGAAAGCACTACCTGCTTTTCCGCCTGGGACATTGATGTTACCTGTATTTTGTTCTTTTGGATTACCTTTTAACAGACCGTTGCCTTTTAATGCACCTGTCTCTGAACCTTCGCTACCGTTACGGCCGCTTAGGATGTTAGCAGTTGTACCACCCATATCATTCTTACCAGCTACTGGGGACTTGCCGCCGTCAGCTTTTTCGGATTGACCTTTCTTTTCTGCGCCGTGACCTGCTGGAACTTTCTCAACATATTCACGCACTGTTTCTAGATCAAAGTCATCTTTCATTTCCATTTCGTCGCCCATGTCGTCGCTGTCGTCAGCCATGTCGCCACCTTTCAATGCATCAAACTTAGCTTGTAGTTCATCTACAATACTGTCTAGATCTTGGAATAATTCTTCTTCGGACTTTTCTTCGTCATCTTCTTCTGGACCCATGTCCATATCTAAATCACTTTCTAGATCGTCAGTTGCGTCGCCGCCCATTTCGTGATCGCCTTCATATGCGATATCTTCGAAGTTTTCATCCATCTTGTCTTCTTCAGCATCTTCATCTTCAGCTGCTTCGTCCATTTCTTCTTCGTCTTCGTCTTCTTCTTCTTCTTCAGAAATTTCGGAATCGATTAGATTTTCGTAAATTTCACGTGAAGCAGCAACTACGTATTCGTGGAATAGTTCTTCTGCTTTAGCTTGGTCTTCGTTAACTAGATGCGCTAGCATCTGTTCTAAAATATTTTTGTCTGCCATGTTATGTTCTCCTTCAAGATTGTTAGGCTGTAGTATATTTAATGCGTAGATTTAAAACCGGCGTTAAATGATAGTTTTTTGATTCGTTTGATCTGAATATGCAGTTTCTGGAAATTTTTGTTCAAATTGACTAAAACTTATATGGCTAAGATTACCTAGCTGATTTCCAAGTTTATCTGGAATAAAAGCAGTTGTCGGTATAACTCTATAAAATTTAATACCTTTAAACTCTTTAATAACTTTTTCCGTCTGACTTAACCAGTTTCCATGAAAAGTTGCTGCGTCTGTTGATTTTTTGTAGTTAAATGTATCTGCATACACATTGTTAAACTTTCCAGCAATACCTTGATAGTCAAACCCTAAAATGTAAACTTCTTTATGGCCTTGACTTGCAGCATGCCATAGTGCTGTTGGACCACTTGACCAACCTTTATGAGGTGTAAAGAAATTTATACCTGCTTTAGAGCTAATACCTTTATTAGGATTAGTCCATACCTGGTGTGTCTTATGATAGCCAGACTCAATAATCTCATTAACCATTTTAACATCTACTGCAATTAAAACGTGTGGTTCATATTCTCTATACTGGGCATTACATCCGTAAACAATACCTTTAGGTAGCAGAGATTTAGGATCAACAGATAGTCTGCTGGTTCCATTTCCTAGTACAAATGCTGGAGTATTATTCGGCTGCTGCTTCAACTGGGATACCATACATCTGTTGGATAAACCCTTGCTCTGAATTTTCTTCTGCTTGGTGCGCTTCAGATTGTAACCTAAGCTGATTTATCTGTCTTAGTGTTAAGCGAATCTTGCGAGTGTCGCTTTTTTTCACAACTGAACTGTCTTTACTGTTATCGTATCTACGATCGTTAGCAAAGTCGTTATTTTCGTTGTTGAAATAAAAAAATTCTAATAGGAGCATACTTGTATTTAGTCTTATACTGCTGGAGGTTCTTCTGCAGGTGCCTGGGCTGCTGCGCCTGCTTCGGCTGCTGCTGCCATATCATCAGGAGCTGTTTCATCTTGGGCGCCTAAATCAGCTGACATACCGCTTGGAGTAATACCTGCTGATCGCATCTCGCTTGCTGCATCTGTGGATGCTTTTAGCTTGTTGCCGTTTTCTTCGCGCCATAATGTTTCGTTTTCTACAATCTCTTCCTGAGTAAGACCAAGATATCGTTTCATAGCAAAACGTTTGCTCATATGTGGAATTTCTTGCACCTGCGCAAACACTCCAACACGAGTAGTATCAAGTTCTGCTTGACGGTAAGCAGCAAAGTTTTGCGGAGGATTAAATCTTAAGTCAAACAAACTTGAATCAATATTGATGCCTTGGTGCTGCATCCATAACTTAAATTCTAAGTCGAATGTTTCGACAACCATTGCCTGCAACCGTTCGCAGTACTTGTTAAATCGTAGTTCTTGAATGTATGCTGTGCCAACTTTGCCATCGGCAACTGAGTTACTTGATTCTTCAACACCTGTTGGCAAGTAAGCACTGGGAATTCTCAACGCACGGAATAACTTGTTAGTAAAGAAGCGTAAGTCAGTAATTTCACCTAGGTTAGTACCGCCTGGTAACGTTTCTACTTTTGATCCGCGACCTTCTGCTGTCTGCGGAAAGAAATAATCTTCGTTAGTGCTTAATGGATTATAACTTGAGTCAACAATGTTTGAACCGCCGCCACTAGCACTAGGAATGCGGCGCTGCTGTATTTCGTTTTTAACACGTTCAACAAAGCTCATGGCCATGTGTGCTGGCATATTACCCACGTCAACATAGAAAATCCTACGTTCAGGCGCACGTTGAATACGATAGATAATAATTGCATCTTCCAGCAATTCTTTTTGCTTGTAAACTTTGAATACTGATTCTAGCAAGCTATTGCCGAAAGGATAGTTTCTATCTAGTCCTTCACTTAATGAAATATGCACAACATCTTTTGCATCAACGCAAAATTCGTTTGAAGCATTTTGAAAACGTGTACCAGGAGACTGTCCCATATCACCAACCATACCGCGTCCAAATCCGCCACCTGTGGTGTAAGAGCTTGTACCGCTAGGGCTAGTGTTAGATGTTCCGTGTGGAGTAACCGCAACTAGATTTGCAAAGTTGAAGTTCATATCTTTAATAACATACTGCTCAGGAACTTTACCTTCGCTTTCGTTTACAATAATTTTGCTTACTTTGGCAGCATCAACAAATAGCCATTTTTTAGTTTCAGGATCACGTACAAAGAAACAGTCGCCGTATTTGAATGCATTACGCACAATGCGGAATATACGTGTTTCAAATTGTTGTTGCTTGACCCACTTCTGCAGGCTGTCTTTAATTAGTTTAACTTCAGTGCTAGTCGGCTTGCCGCGGAAGTGTGTACTAAACGGTGTTTCGTTTTCTTTATCGCGCTGTGTACAAAATTCAGCAAGGATATCTAGTGCAGCGTTAACTTCACTGTCCATATCCATTGTGTCGTATTGAATATACTTTTCAATACGGTTCGGACTACCTGCGTATACATCTGGCAAGTAGCTTGAGTAATTAGTACGAGCTGGCCCGGGTCTCCCTTGGCCGCCCAATGGACTCATTGATCCTGATTGATTCGATGTGTCTACTGGGGTGAAGTATTTTTTCCAACTCATTATATTATCCTATTATTAGACGCTGGCAAATAAGTCACCGCTCAATCCTTGCTGCACTGTAAGCTGTCTATCTTGAACATCTTTCATGTTCATATTTACTTTTATTAACTGCTCCAACTTAGTATTTAAGCTAGCAAGTAATGATTCTGCTGATTCTTGAGTAGGTGCCGCAGCAGTAGCAGCGCCTCCTGAGTTCTTCATCTCTGCTTTGTCTGCTTTAGCTTTAACTTCAGCTTCTTTTTTATTTTCAATATCTTTCTTTCCGGCTTCAGCTGTAGACATACCGCCTGATTTTGGTCCTCCGGCAATTGCTACTTCAGATTTCAACAAGTCTAAACTATTGTTTGTATTAAAATTAGTCTTTGCTTGTGCTGCCTCGGCTTTATCGTTTTCAACACCAATTTTCTTAGTATGACTATCTTTTAGTCCAATAAGTTTTTTATCTATTTCAGTTTTCTTTTGCTCTCTGGCTTCTTTCTTTGTTTCACTGCTTCGTTCGTTAGCTACCCCTTTTCTTTCTGCATCTCTAACTTTTTCTTTTTCGTCTAATGCTTGTCGTTCAGCTGCTACTTCTTGTTGTTTAAGTTTAACTGCTTTATTTGCATCACCAAATGTAATTTTATCAAGTACTGCTAAAAATCCGTCTTGCAACAATAGAAAGAATCGTTTTAAATTATCTCCGACTGCATCAAGTGCTGTGCTAAATGACCAACCAGTATCATAGAGCTGTTTAAATCCTGCAATAAGTGCAACAACACCTGCAACTATACCAATAATTGGAAGAGTAAGCAAAGATAGTGCCGTTGTGGCTAAAAAGGATGCTGCAGATTGTGCTAGAGTTGCGGCTGTCGTTATAGCTAGATAGCCTCCATATATTGCTAATGCTGTACCTAATCCCAAAAATATTGGCATCAGATTATCAGCAATAAATGTTCCTATACGTTCAAACATAGGCATTACATAGGTGCCTATTAGATTAGCAATGTCGTTAAACACGGGTACAACATAGTCGTTAATAGCTGATGCCATTAGTTGCAACACTGGAACAATATCTACCAACACAAATGCTGCCAAAGTTAGGAAAGCTGGGTACAGGCTATCTCTAATAAAGTTTCCAATACTTTCAAATATTGGTTTTAAATTTGTTACAAGATACATACCAACTTGTGTAATAATATCGCTAAAAATCATAAAGGCAGGTAACACATAAGTTGTTACTAGATCGGCAACAATTTTAAATGCTCCCATTAATACATCAAGCATACCACTTCCAGCTAATGCCATTGAAAAAGCGTTTCCAATTTCTGCAAGACTTTGCTGAAACTTTTGCATCTTCTCATTCATCTTGTCAGTGTTCTTTGCAGCTTCGCCCTGTTGTTCCCCTGCTTTCTTCACACCGTCTGTGGCAATTTGGTAAGTGGCTGCAAGTGCATTAGTGGTTCCTGCAAGACTAGCATCGGCTGCTGCTGCACTTTTAATATTTTTTAGATTCTTTGCACCCTCTTCCTTCATTTTATTGTTAAGAGCGTTACGTTCTGCATCAGTAACCGCTTCACCACGCTGCATCTTCTGTTGCATAGTAGTTAACATAGCCGCCGACTGAGGCAATTGCGCTAACAACTTTTGATTCTCTTCAGTAGTTGCTGTACCGTTGGCCAACATATCTTTGGTAAAGTTCTGCAACGGTTCTGGCAATCCGAGAACAGTATTTCTAAAAGACTTTTGTACTTCTTCGTTCTGTCCAGCCATTGCTGCTTGGAACTGTGCATCTTTAGCCAGTGTTGCTGCTTGTGCTTCTTTAGCAGAACGTTCTTCGCCGGTAATCTTTGCAAGGCCGTCCATCTCTTTTAGATATGTCCTTGCACCTTGTGCTAGTTGAGCATTAGTCTTACCGCCAGACAACCCTTGGCTTCTTAATAACGCACCATATCGAATAAGACCGCCATTAATTTCTTGACTACTCATACCTAGTGCATATAACTCCGAACTAGTTGACCGTACTGATTTTGAAACTTGTGCAAAGTTTTTAGCACCATCTTCGGTAGTTGTACCAAAGGCCATCAAGCCGGCACCGTTATTTTTAATTAATGATCCAAATTCTGCCATGTTCATGCCAGCTTGAGATGCTGATGCAGAGAAACTAGCCATGCTTCCACCGAAACTTGCTCCGCCGCCTGCGGCATTTACAAATGATTTAGTAACTCTATCAGCTGCGCCAGCAACTGCTCCAAATGCTCCACCTACTAGGCCGCCCACAATTGGTAACTGTTTAAATATATCAGCTGCATCTGTAATTGAACCATCTAACTGAGCGAACTGGCTAACAGTGCTGGTTAGTTTATTACCTAGAGTAAAGAACCCTCCAACAACACTACTGATACCAACTGTTAGTCTTTTAAAATGATCAGTGCTAGCTTTCCGGTTACCGTTATCTTCTTTCTGATTTTTATTTCGATCTCTCTGATTCTTTTCGTCGTCTTTATTACCTTTTCCACCTTTCATTCCCTTAATAGCACTGACTAACTCTCGTAAGGTGGCTTCAGACGCTGCATTCTTAGCTTCTACATTTCCTATGCCTGGTATATCAATTGTTACTGATGCCATTAAATAAATTCCTGGTAAACTGCGTACATAAATACGTTATAACACTATTGTATTTATCGGAGAAAAATATGAATCAAAATGTAAATATACCGCAAACGCCAAAATTAAATCCTTTGGCTAATTGGTATAGACAGCCTAAAATCTATGTGAGATTGCCTAGTCAAGGTCGATTCTATCCCCCAGGTGCATTAGACGTTAGTGCAAACGAAGAATATCCTGTATACTCAATGACTGCCAAAGACGAGTTAATGTTTAAAACTCCTGATGCACTGTTAAGCGGGCAAAGTACAGTTGAAGTTATTAAAAGTTGTATTCCTGCTATTTTAGATCCCTGGGCAATGCCCAGTATTGATCTAGACTTTGCACTCATTGCTATCCGCATCGCTACCTACGGCGAAAACATGGAAGTTAGAGTAGACTGTCCACATTGCAAAGAAGAAAATACCTACGATATCAACCTGTCAGACTGGATTGGTATCTTTAGCCAATTTACTTACAATTCAATTGTAGAAGCTGGGCCGCTAAACGTGCATGTGAGACCTTACAACTATAAAGAAGTTACAAAAGCATCAATTAAAACACTAGAGCAACAGAAGATCTTTGGCATTATTAACAATGAAGAAATCAGCGATGAGCTAAAGTTAGAAAAGTTTGGTGAAAGTTTTGTTAGACTAACTGAACTCACTGTTGATATTATTGCAGATTGCATTACACATATTGAAACACCAGACGGATCCACTGACGATAAAGTTCAGATCAAAGACTTTATTAATAATTCATCTAAAGATGTGTTTGAAGCTATCCAAATACACATTACTAAAATTAAAGATACTATAGAGTTTAAAGCAAAAGATGTCCAATGCGGAGACTGTCATAAGGAGTTCTTACTACCTGTGACAATGGACCAATCAAATTTTTTCGCAGTAAAATCTTAAACAGCCCTTTGCCGGAGATTTTACAGATAGCCAAACGGATGGAGTCTGAGGTTAAGGGAATCAAGAAAGACGTTCTCAAAATGTGTTGGTACATGAGAGGTCTTTCTTATAGTGAAGGCATGAATCTAAGTCATGATGAAAGAGAAATTGTTGCTGAGATTATTAAAGAAAACTTAGAGACTACAAAGAAAACTAACTTACCTTTCTTTTAATCATAAAAAAGCCTGCTTAAAGCAGGCTTTTTGTTGGCTGTATATATTACTTTTGACGGAACAATGTAAAGCCTTCGGCAACTACTTTACCGCTATTAACTTTACTTTGAGTCTGCATAGCTGGTTGAGCTGGTTGAGCTGCTGCTCTGCCAGTAACTCTAACTGGATTTTTGCGTACAGGAGCCGGCGCTGTCATTGAAGTTTGTAGCATAGCAAGAATTTTCTGTTTCTCGCTAGGCTTTAAAGTGGCAATGGCCTGCTGTGCTTGTTTGTACCCAGATGCTGCTGCCATTGGTGCTGCGTTCTTAGGAGCTGCTTTCTTAGGAGCTGCTTTCTTAGGAGCCGTAACTTTAGCATATTCATCGTCATATGCTTTTTTCACAGCTGGATCTTGTTCTGCATCTGGTTCTGCATCTGGAACATCACCTGCAATGTTTGCAGTAGAAGTAGCTTTACCTTTTTGGTACGCTTTCTTAACGCCACCTGCAATGCCGCCAATCATACCAACGCCTTTAGCAACCCCGCCAATGCCCTTAGCTAGTCCACGACCAATAGCACCTAACGGTCCTTCTTCAAGTTCTTGTGATTCAGTTAAGATTTCAGTTAGTCGCATTTTAATTCATTCCTAGGCATATGTTATAATCTTTTTCAGATCTATAGTTTATTTATTACAATAATGAGCTAAAGCTCATTTGCTTTTTCGCTCACGCTCAAAGCACTTCTTTTATTTAACAGTATTTTAAGAGATATGTTATTAATGCAATTAAGTATTATGCAGATTGTTCAGTCACACTTAGCCCTTGCGGGCTAAGAAAATCTAGCATTATGCGAGTTGCACAGTACACAGTAGCGTTAGAACTATAAGCATTGCTGCTTGCGTAGGCGGTTATCCGGTACCTACTCATTCCGTCTTAATAATAACGGCGAATTACTATGCACACGCTATCGCACATAGTAATCGTGGGTCTCTCTCCCATCTTTTAGCCTTTTTTAATATTCTCTTTATAAATCAAACCGGTTGTACGTAGGCGTATCCGATCGTCGTCCTGTTAAGGATAGTGATTTATAACCTCTTCACCAAGTAGAGATTCCTTACCGTCACACATCAGAACGGATTTGGGGCACAGTTATAGTCGCCGGTGCGGGCTTTTTTGGTGATTAAATGCCTGGATTTGTTGAAATTGTCTGTGCCTAGCGGCAATGGTGTTGCTTAAATTTTGGGTTTTTTGAGGATATGTGAGCCGTGAACTCGAACCTGTATGTGACCGTTGTACCAGTCAGTAGATTCTAGAACTTTGTGTTTAAATTGTTCTCTTGCCTCGATGTAGCTGCATTCTGATTTGTTTTTGCAGTAAAATAGAATTTCTCTGGTGAAGTTATTTTTGCCTAAAGTCTTAATATCTGCTGTAAGCGCATCGCTAGAACCATAATAGTCCTTCCAATCGCTTTCAATCTTGCCTCTAATTTTCTTTTTTTTCTTAGTGCCGTTCTTAAGTGTAACTGTTTTATAAGTTGTTTTTGCGAACTTTGCTAGTTTTTTGCCTATATACTTGCGCCCAGAGATGACATTGGTAATAAGATATACGAAACCGATATAATCTTCGGAGATTGCAGTAATTTCTTTCTTCTTATAGTACCATGTCATCGAGTACTTATTTTAGGGGGTCTTCCTACCATGCCTTTCCTGGCTGCTTTACGTTCGTCTCTTTTTGCCTGTATTTCTGTGCGCCTTAAACTTGCCTCATTGCGTATCTCACTCAGCCAATATCGTGCTCTAACACCAGCACTATCTGAACCTCGATGTTCAAAGCGATCCTGATACTTAAAGTATTCCTGAAAAGCGTGGATCATACGATCATGACTGTCTGTACTCATTTATTGTACTATCTCTACGTCGTTGCTGTAAGTGGTAAAGCCGCCTTCTTTTATTACTTTGAGCACATGATTTACTCGACTGGTTAAATCATCACGGTGACTGATCAAGAACACATTCTTATCACGCTCGCGAGTCATCTTTTTAAGTACACTAATAGAACTTTCAACACCGCTAGCGTCCATACCGCTATCAACAAGCTCGTCAATAAACAATAAGTTGATACTATGATATAAGTTTTCCCACACATCACGGAATGCCCAGCTCATACTTAGAATTAATCGATTACGTTCACCACGTGATAAGTTATCAAAGTCTAGATCTTGGCCTAACTGTGTAATAATAACACTCAAGTCATTCTGGAATTCAACGATATGTGGCAACCCAATCTTATCGAGGTAATATGTTAGGCGTTGATTCAAGTGCGCTAAGTTTTGATCAATAATTCGTTTGCGTACAAAACTATCTTTATTTGTTAGCAACTTGTGCAGGAACTCTTGATGCTCTTTGATGCGGTTAGCTTCATTTACAGCTTGCCAGTTAATTTCCTGAACCGCACTTTTCTTAAGTTCGTTAATCTGTTCAAGATACGGATTATTATCACCTTCTTTAATTTCTAAATCTTTAATTAACCCGTTGATAGTATTCTTATGATTAAGTGCTTCCTCTAAGCTGTCGTACTGTACTCTAGGACAATCACCCAATTCACCAATTTCTTTCAAGGCAAATTCAGTGTCCATAATTATTTCCCCGGCAGATTCGAAGTTAACAGTAGCTTCTTCGAGATCTTTAAGTTTACCGGAAAGTACAGACTCATGTTTTTCATCGTGAAATTCTTGTCCGCAGGCATGACATTGGTGATTTTTAAGAGTAGCAATTTCAGCAGTTAGCTTATCGAATCGTTTTGTATCTTTATCTTGTTCTAATCGAGTGCGTTGCATTGCGCTAGTTAAATCGTTAATGTCTTTACGTTTTTCATTGTAGAGAGCAAGAGCCTTATGATTAACAATTTCAACTTCTGGATCAATAGTACTAAGCGTGTCAATGCTCTTTAAAATATTTTCGATATTTTTTTCTTTAGTCTCATCCCACAGGCGCTGTTTTCGTTCTAGCGCATCGATACTCTGCTGTATACGCTCGTTGGACACTTTGATAGTTTCAATGCGAGTGTTTTCTGTCGTAATTGAATCTTTGCTAATACGGATAGCTTCTTTAAGGGTTTCTGCTTTTTCAGAAAGTAAAGTAATGCCCAATAACTGCTCAATAATGCTGCGTTGTTCACCAGCTTTCATAGACAAGAACGGTTCGGTGTAAGTGTTCAACGCCACAAGATGCTTAAACATATCGTGACTCATGCCCATCATTTCTTCGATGGCTTTTTGTGTTTCACGACTATCACCTTGACTTTCGTCTAGGTCTTTAAGATATTGTTCTTGACCATTGATACTAAATTTGAGTACGTTAGGTTTACGGCCACGTTCAATATGATACTCTTGACCATCTTTGTCAAATGTCAGGGTAACTAACATACCCTTACCGTTAATCTTGTTAACTAGATTATCTTTTTTGATGTTAGTAAGAGCAGTTCCATAAATGCCATAGCTAAGGCCGTTAATAATAGTAGTCTTACCAGTACCGTTGCGAGCACCACTATCATCTCCACCAAGGTCTAAGTTTTCACCGAGTACAAGTGTAAGCTGGCCTTTGTCAAAACTAATAGCCTGGGTTTGATTGCCCACACTCATAAAGTTGCGAACGGTTAAATTCTTTATCTTAATTGTCATAGGTTTCTATAAATGTCCAACAACATACCTTTGTCAAATGCATCGCTTTCGATAGCATTAATTTGATTCATAACAATTGTATCTACACTTTCAAAGCTAATATCAATTGGAACAGAATTTGATTCTATTTCTACTTTTTCGGGGATTAACATCAACTCACGTAATTTGTACTGAGGAATAAACTGCTCTTTGATAAAGTTTGCTTCTTCGAACGTAATAGGCAAGTCGATAGTCACACGGCAATGCATCTTCTCACGTAGAAGTCCTTCTGGGTCGTCAATAATCTGACTCAGCTTGTAGGTTCTAAACGTGGGCTGCCCTGGCCATGTATGATATTCGGGCTCATTGCCCCACTCTAGAATCATCATACCGCGAACATCGTCACCTGCATCGGCATAATTATGGGGGAAAGCATTGCCAATGTAGGTTACATTGCCTTTACTCTGTCGCTTATGAAAGTGTCCGCTGAATACATACTCTTGTCCACTAAAGTGACTAGCTTGCAACGTTCCGTGATCTGGCATCTGCACCATGGCGTTCATATAGAACAATGGCAACTCTAAGTGTCCAAACACATAGCGGCTTTTAAGTTTAGAAACTCCTCGCCACTCGTCGCCTATTAGCCAAGGCATAATAGTAACATCACCTTCTGTTAATTGATCTCTAACAGGAATAATGTTAGGAAACAGTCGCATAAATTCGATGCTATTAATTTCACGCTTGTCTTTGTAGAACAGATCGTGATTGCCTAGAATAAAATAGACTTTTTCAAAACTTTTGCTCAGCTTCTCTAAGTTGCTCACAGTATAATTCATAGTACTAACGTCTGTAGTACTGCGATTATGATGCCAGTCTCCTAGAAAGATTGCAGTTTCGCAACCTTGTTCTTTAGCAGTGTCACAGAACCAAGATACGAAATCTTCGCAATCTTGATTATGTGTACGACTACCACTTTTAAGGCCAAAGTGAATATCTGTGAAACAAGCGACTTTTTTAAACAATGACATAGTATCTCCTAATATTATTATACAGGGTTAAAGACAAAATGTCAACTAGTCGTTATCGCCAACAGGAGGTGTAGCTGAAATAGTTGCTCCACCGCCTCCGGACCCACTGTTCTGCCTACTCCAACTTGGGTTCATTCCGTTCATTTCAAGAATATCATCTCGAATGTTTTGATTACGCTTCTCAATATTGATAATGCGAACAAAACTGTTAGTAACAGCAGCGGTATAGTAAGCAAACGGGTTATCACTTTTGCTTTCATCAAATTGTAAACCTATCTGGGTGAGCTGAAGGATTGCTTGACCGCGCATTTCATCGTTGTAAGTATAGCCACGAACGTTTCCTCTGGTCGCATATCTTTCACATAATTTTAAAAACATGCGAGCTAGATTGTTAGTCATTTGCCCGTGTTCTTTATTAAACACTCCTGTGGTAAAATCACCTTTCCAGTGGCTCTTACCAACTAAGATTAGGTTATTATTAGCATCAAACTTCCAGTGTTGGAACGGAGGAAAATTCACTTTTTCGTGACTATCGGCAGTATTTTTTAAAGTCTTCTTACGACCCGGAGCAAGCGGAACATGTACAAAGGTCATAACTCTAAAAACTACATCATCTTTCTTGATAGTTTTATAGTCGATTTCGAATTCTTTAGAAGGTAACTTTTTACCACCTGCAAGTACAGCAGCTTCGTGAGCTAATTTAGCTAATCTTGATGCTCTATTGCGTTTAGCTTCCGCTATTGTACGAATATTGATCTTTTCTACATTTGGTATAATCATATCATAGTCTGCGTATTCGGGCGCAGAGTAGGTACAAAATGTGTTTTTGCTTCTGTGGATCTCTTTTAATAGATCTTTGTTAGTTAGATACTTTATTTTGGGTACGGTATTCATTATATAAGGATCTCCTGTTACTAATATAATAGCACATTTTTAATGAAATAAATAGAGTATAGCGGAGATATTTAACCAAAATGGCACTATCTATAAATCCTTTGGCACAACTGATTTCAACAGCGACATCTAGTATTGCACAGGCAACAAATGAAGCAAATGCAGCTCTACCAGGTATAGGGGATGCGTTCTCAAAAGCTAACCTAGACGCTAAGATCGGAAGACTAAGCGGAGAAATTGGTAGCGGGTTAAACGGAATGACCACAGGGGCTAAGGGGTTACTATCTACAGCAAGTTCATCACTTAATGGAGTTGGCGGCTCTATCGGAAATGCCCTTGGACAGATTAATACCACAGGACTCGGCGGACTAGGCACTAGTATCCAAAGCTCAGTAGCAGGCGGTATTAGTAGTCTACAAACGGCAGTTGGGGCAACTAGTAATATTACAGCGGATATTTCCGGCACACTTAACAAACTAGCAGGCGGTAATCTCGGCGGCGGATTACAAGCTCTTGCTGGAGATATTAGTAAAGCAGCAGGCATGCTAAACAATTTTCTAAGCCTAAAACGTGGAGCTAATTTACCAGCCGGTGGCCAGCTATTCACTCAAAACGGACAAGCTATTAAATTACAAGCTAGTGCCAAAAACGATTGGCGTGTAAGATTAAATGCTAACTGGACATTATTTGACAGTCCGCTGTTTAGCCTGTTGGAGAATACCGGCGGTGTTGTGTGGCCTTACTTGCCTAACATCACAGTTTCTACTAAAGCAAATTATAATTCAGTAGAAACTACTCACAGTAACTATCCTACACAGGGATATAAAAACAGTGTAGTTGAAGACATCTCTATTGTTGGAGAGTTTACTTGCGAAACAGAAACAGATGCCGCTTACTGGATAGCAGCAACTACATTTTTTAAGACCGCTACAAAGATGTTTTTTGGACAAGGAGCTAATGCAGGTAATCCTCCAATCATTTGCAACCTAAGCGGATATGGATCAAGTGTATTTGATTCAATTCCTGTTGTAGTAAAAAGTTTTAGCGTAGACCTAAAAGATGATACCAACTATATTCAGTGTAACACCTTTGGAACTAATACTTGGGTACCAGTAGTTAGCACTATTTCAGTTACAGTAAGTCCAATTTACAACAGAGCAAACTTGAGAAAGTTCAGCCTAGCAGATTATGCCAAAGGCAAAGTAGCATCAAGTACAGGATATATCTAATATGGCACAATATAAATCTACAAGTCCGTGGGCAGCTACAAGACAAAACAATCTATATTTGGAATTACTAGAAATTAGACCTGTACCTGCTGAACCCGACGATTTTAAATATACGATCGAAAATCAGTATAGGCATCGGCCTGATTTGTTAGCCTATGATTTATACGGTAATGTAAAATTATGGTGGGTATTTGTTCAACGTAACATGAGTGTTTTACGAGACCCAATATATGATTTTGAACCAGGAACAACCATTTTCTTGCCTAAAAAATCTAATCTAGAAAAATATCTAGGAGTATAAATTGGCATTATTTAGAGATCTTGGTACAGCAGCATTAAACATTGTTAAACCGGACGGAACAAATATTATTAGTTCCGGACTGTCTTCTCTGGTAAGTATCGGGTCGGCAGTACGTACAACCTTAGAGAATCCAGCAAGAGCTACTGACAAACTAGTTGATGGCGTTAGTAAGGTAGCTACTGATCCTAACAAGCCGTTATCTGTAGTGACTAGAAATCTTCCAAGCGTGATTAAGAATCCCTTAGAAAAATTCGCATCAGTTAATTACATGTGGACATTAGCATGTCTAACTCCTAAACAACTTAATAATCCGTCCTTGTATAGAAACAATGATCAAGTGTGGACAAATGACAGTTATATAGATGATAAAACTGGTAACACATTCAGTTCAACTGTGATATTTTCTTCCGGCGGTCGATTTGATAGTCAGCGAACTAAAACAGCTAGTGGATCTCCTGAATACTATATTCAGAATTTTGTTATGAAAACTACTGTTGGTGCAAACAGTAAAACTGGTAATAGTAACGCATTTAAATTTGAATTTGATATATATGAACCACACAGCATGGGACTGTTGTTACAGAGTCTTCAAGTAGCTGCAAACACTGCTGGATATATCAACTATCTTAGTAATGCTCCTTATGTTTTAAAATTAGACTTTATGGGATGGGACGATCTAGGTCTTGGTTACAAAGCAGTAAAATCAAAATACTTTGTTCTTAGACTAACCTCGTGTAAGTTTAGCGTTAACGAAGGCGGCAGTACTTATAAAGTAGAAGCTGTTCCGTATAATCATCAAGGGTTTAGTGATGATATCAATACTGCCTACACTGACTTAAAATTAGTAGCGTCTACTCAAGGAACTGTTGAAGAAATACTATCTACTGGACCAGAAAGTTTGCAAGCAGTTCTTAACAAAATTGAACAGAAGTTAGTTGCTGATAAACAAGTTGGAGTGGCTGATCAATATGAAATTCAGTTTCCAAAAGACTCTTCTTCCTTTCAGCGAGCTAATGCTCCAGTAGGAACACAAAAAGCAACATCAAGTCCCGGCCAGCTAGCAAAAATAGTAATAGCTGGAAGTAATACTGAAGTAGTAGCTGCTTTTAATAAAAACGAAATTGGCGGTTCAAGTTTAGGATTTAGTCAAAGTAGTGGCGGCAACATGACCTTTAAGAAAGCCGGCGATCAGTATGACGCTAAGACCGGAGTTGTTAAACGAGACAACATGACTATTGATCCTAAAAACAGATCATTTCAATTTAGCCAAGGACAAACACTTACCGCAATTATTAATCAGGTAGTAGTCAGTTCTAAGTATGCACAAGATGCAGTTACCAGTGTGAAAAATCTTAAGGATGGGTTTATTAAGTGGTTCCGTCTTGATGTACAAATTGAACTACTAGACTTTGATGCACTAACTAGCGACTTTGCTAAGAAAATTACATATCGAGTAGTTCCGTATTTCGTACATCATTCTATATTTTCTAATCCTAATTCAGTACCCATTGGATATCCAAAGTTGCTAGGTAGAATTTGTAAAGGATACGAATACATATACAGCGGTCAAAACGTAGATGTCCTTAAGTTTGACATAAAAATTAATAATATGTTCTATACTGGTATTCAACCAGGTAACCCTGCAGATGCTTCTACGGCTAGTAACCAAGATCAAAAGGGTGTAGCAGCAGAACAGCCTAAAGAGTCAAGAGTTGCCGACGGCGGATCAAGAGCTGCACAAACAGCTAACCTAGGAAGATCTAGACCTAAAAAGACTCCAGAACAGATAGTAGCAATGAAAGGCGGCACTGGCGATTCTAACACTGAGCGACAGGTAGCGGAACAGTTTCATAGAGCATTTACACAGAGCCAAGCAGAGATGGTAACTGTTAATTTGGAAATTTTAGGGGATACCTATTGGGTAGTAGATAGCGGACAGGGAAACTATTTTGCCGCTACTGTAGAACCGCAAGCACAAATTACAGAAGACGGTACAATGAATTACGAAAGCGGCGATGTTTTCATTTATTTGACCTTTAGAACTCCAATTGATATTAATCAAGAAACAGGATTATATAATTTTCCTAAAGCTGAAAGTCCATTCACTGGGATCTACAGGGTAACTATGTGCGAAAATATATTCAGCGACGGTATTTTTAAACAAAAACTAACTTGTATTAGAATGCCAGGACAGCCAGCTGACTATGCAGACAGCCCAGCAGAGATTAAATCAGATCTCAGAACAGATCCAGCCAATGCATTATCTATTAAACTTGGCCCAGAAGAAAAACCTAAAACATCCGTAATAGATAATACGCCACCAGTGGATTACACATAATATGTCACAACAAAAACGTAGCTCAGTAGCAGTAACAGACAAAAAAGATATCGGCGCAGGGCCCTACTTGGCTAAAATTATTAGTCACTTAGATCCAAGTTTTATGGGAAGTTTAGAAGTTACTTTACTTAGAAATCAAGGAAACACTATTGGCGAGGATACACAAACATACATTGTAAAATGTGCCCAGCCATTTTATGGGTACACTGCCTATGAGAACATGGGACAAAATACTGCTACTGACGGAAAAGTTCCAACAATTGAAGCGTTTAACGATACTCAAAAAAGCTATGGTATGTGGTTCGTACCACCAGATCCGGGAGTAACAGTATTAGTAGTATTTGTTGATGGAGATCCTAGTCAAGGATATTGGATTGGATGTATACCTAGTAGATTTGCTAATAATATGGTTCCTGCAATCGCAGGGTCAACACAAGTCGATATGGACAAGGCGGACAAAGACAAATATAATACTAAACAGCCATTGCCAATTGCAGAACTAAATCGTAGATTGAATGCAAAAGACCAGTCAGTTGACATTGATAATAAAAAGAGGCCATTACACCCTATTGCTGAAAGATTCTTAGAACAAGGACTAGTAGAAGATGATGTCCGGGGAGTTACTACTTCAAGTGCTAGACGTAATACTCCTAGCATGGTATTCGGAATATCTACTCCAGGACCACTAGACAAACGTAGCCAAGCAAAGAAAGCAAGATTAGGAACATTGTCAAGCCAAACAACTGCAACAGTTCCAGTCAGCAGACTAGGCGGAACACAGTTTGTCATGGACGACGGCGACGATCGTTATCAACGTGCAACGCCAGCAGGAGGTCCAACAGCCGGCCCTGTAAAGTATGCAGATGTACTTGCCGGCGAAAAGGGCGATCCTACTATTCCGTACAGCGAATACTTCCGTATCCGTACAAGAACCGGCCACCAACTGCTAATGCATAACAGCGAAGATTTAATCTACATTGGAAATGCTAGAGGTACATCATGGGTAGAACTGACTAGCAATGGTAAAATAGATATCTATGCTGCCGATAGTATCAGTATCCATACTGAAAATGATTTAAACATTAAAGCAGCCCGTGATATTAACATGGAAGCTGGCCGCAACATTAATATCAAAACGTTGTCTGGGCAAATGCATGTTGAAACTGCAACAAATTTTGAAGTATTTGCCAATGCTGATGGCAAAATTACTATAGGTAAGAATCTTGATATACTTGTAGGTGCAAATACAAAAGTATCTCAAGTAGGAACATTTGATCTTAATTCAGGCGGTGATAACAAATTTAGTACTTCTGGAAACACTAGTATAGGTAGTGCAGGGGATCATAAAGAAACTGCGGCAACTATTAACATGAACAGTGATCTTGCTGCTGATCCAGCAGTAAATGCCGACTTCGTTAGGCCGTTACCGTTACATGCTAATCCAGTAACGAGTGGTGATAGGAATTGGGCATCAACAAAATATCAGTCAGGTACCACAAACAGTATTATGAAACGCATACCTATGCACGAGCCTTGGCCGCTGCATGAGAATCAAGCACCTAACTTATTAACTCCGGATAACACGGATAGGGACGTATAACATGGCCAATAAATTATATAATCAAAAAACTGTTGCAGTTAATAAAGCATCGGTCGGCGATGCAGGAGGCAGCTTTGCCTACAAAGGATTTAGTTCAAGCGAAACTAAAAAGAACTTTAAGCTCTATGATATAGACTTAGTCAAACAGGATTTACTCAATCATTTTTATATCCGTAAGGGTGAAAAATTAGAAAATCCAGAGTTTGGTACAATTATCTGGGACATGCTGTTCGAACAATTTACTGAAGATGTAAAAAATATGATTGCCAAAGATGTTGAGGACATTATCAATTATGATCCTCGTATTGCGGTAAATCAAGTACAAATAGATAGTACTGACCAGGGTATTAGAATACAAGCAGATATTACATATATACCCTTTAACATTAACGAGCGCATGAGTTTTAATTTCGACAAGGACAATTCCGTCATTAACTGAGCACATTATTTTGTTTGGTAAATATGATTATAGGACTGAAAGATGACAACGACAACAAGACAAAATAACTTAATTTTAAACCAAGATTGGACTAGAATCTATCAGACGTTTAGTAATGCTGACTTTAAAAGTTACGACTTTGAAAATTTACGTCGTGTCATTATTACCTATCTCCGTGAAAACTATCCGGAAGATTTTAACGATTATATTGAGTCATCTGAGTACATGGCTCTTATTGATGCTGTTGCATTTTTAGGTCAAAGTCTTGCTTTCCGTATTGATCTAGCATCAAGAGAAAACTTTATTGAGCTTGCAGAGCGTAAGGAAAGTGTCCTACGTCTTGCTCGTATGTTAAGCTACAACGCCAAAAGAAACATCTCTTCTAGCGGTCTTTTAAAATTCTCTACAGTTACAACTACCGAAGACATTCTTGATAGTAACGGTAAAAACTTAGCACAGCAAATTATCTCTTGGAACGACCCAACTAACACTAACTGGTTAGAACAATTCATAACTGTGTTAAACTCTGCAATGGCAGATAATACAGAGTTTGGTCGTAGTCAAGGTAGTGCAACTATACAAGGCATTCCTACAGAACAATATAGATTGCGTAGCACCAGCACAGATGTTGCAGTTTACACATTTAACAAAACTGTAGCCGGCCGCGGCATGGCTTTTGAAATTGTAAGCACGTCATTTAATGGTAGCACCAGCATATACGAAGAACCGCCGGTTCCTGGTAATCAAGTAGGATTTGTCTACCGTAATGACGGCAAAGGGCCTGGTAGTTCTAACACTGGTTTTTACTTGATGTTTAAACAGGGCAGTTTAGAGCTTGCAGACTTTAATATTGAAGTTCCTACAACTAATGAAACAGTCTCAGTTGACAGTGTTAACATTAATAACAATGATGTATGGTTATACAGCCTAAGCTCAACAGGCACACAACTAAATGAATGGACTCCGGTATCTACGTTACTAGGTAACAATATTGCCTACAATAGTCTAAGTCAAGATATTAGAAATATCTACTCAGTTGTTACTAAAGAAAACGACCGTATTGATTTAAAATTTGCTGATGGAGTATACGGTAATATTCCACAAGGTGCATTTAGAGTTTACTATAGAGTTAGTAACGGATTATCATATACTATTGCACCGGCAGAAATGCGCGGTATTAACATTGCAGTTCCTTATACTAACAAACAAGGAGTACAGCATACATTAACTATTGGGCTAGCATTGCAGTCAAGTGTATCTTCAAGTGCAGCTTCTGAAGATATTGACACTATTAGAACAAATGCACCTGCGGTATATTATACACAAAATAGAATGATTACTGGTGAAGATTACAATCTTGCACCGTTATCAAGTAGCCAAGATATTTTAAAAATTAAAGCAGTTAATAGAACAAGTAGCGGAATTTCTCGCAACTTTGAAATTATTGATGCCAGCGGAAAATACAGTTCAGTTAATGTATTTGCAAATGACGGATTCTTATATAAAGAAGAAATTGAAAGAGCATTGACTTTTAACTGGTCAAACCGAATAGATATTATTAATTTTATTAAGCGTAGTGTTGAGCCTGTATTTACAGACACCGATGTTTATAACTTCTACATAACTAATTTTGATAAAATAACATTCACTGAAACTAACACTGTATGGGAACAAACAACAACTCAAGTAAATCTTACTACCGGGTATTTTAAAAACTCAGTAGACCAATCGTTATTCCAAGTTGGCACTTATTCTACTAATAATTTAAAATATGTTAAATTTGGTGCGTTGGTTAAATTTGTTCCTCCTACAGGTAAAGCATTTAAGAATGGACAAATTGTAGACATTAACCTTGCAGATTCGTTGCAAACTGATCGACTGTGGACCAAAGTAATTAAAGTTGTCGGCGACGGTACAAATTCTGGCAGAGGTATATTAACATCGGGACTAGGTCCTGTGTCGTTTAGTGATACTATTCCGTCTGGAGCAATAGCTCAGCGTATTATTCCAAAATTTGTAAATGATCTGCCTGCTGCATTAGAATCGGAAATTGTTAATCAAGTATCTCAAAATTTAAATTTTGGACTGCGATTTGAAGTTGAAGCATCAACATGGAATATTATCACTTCATCTAACCTAGATTCAGTTAGTGACTTTAGTTTAGGACGTTCAGGTGACACTACTAGCAACAATTTAGATGCATCATGGATAATTGCATTTATTAGAGAAGCAGATCAATATAGAGTACGGATACGAGGCCTAGACTATATTGCTGGTAGTGTTGAACAAAATAGATTTTACTATGATGTTAACCAAAAACAATACAATAATCAAGTTGGCGCAGTTGTAAAAGATACTGTAACAATTTTAGGAATCAACACAGTTAGCGATGGATCAGGTAGTGCTATCAAGCAGGATTTCGCATTTGAAGTTACCGATACTATTAAATTTGACGATGGATATGAAAGTGCAAAAGAAATCAAAGTTGCATTTTCAGATATTGACAGCGACGGCGTTATTGATAATCCTGAGCAATTTGAACAGATTATAGGTGAAGATGCAGATTTAAATTATCTATTCTTCCAAGAAGTAACAGATTCTGCAGGAAACACAACATACGAATTGGTTGATAATTCTTCTAATAATATCACAGTGGTACAGAAAGAATCACTAGTTAACGTTAATGATTATGCCAACGGCAATTTAATTTATTTTTATGACTTTGCAGAAAATCGTGTTAAGCGAGTAAACAAAGTTACTAACACATTGATATTAGAAAGCTCCTACAAAGGAGTAGTTGGTAGAGATAAATTAAAATTCCAATACGTGCATAACGCTAGTGTTGATCGCCGAATTGATCCTAGCGTAAGTAATATTATTGATGTATTTTTAATGACTAGAAGTTATGATACTGCTTATAGGATTTATCTAGCAGGCGGAAGTACAGAACCAGAAGCACCTAGCAGCGATAGTTTGCAAATAACGTTTGGTACAAATCTAAATGCGATTAAATCGATCAGCGATGAGATTATATATCATCCGGTAACCTACAAAGTATTATTTGGCAGCACTGCGGCAGCGAATCTACAAGCACAATTTAAAGTAGTTAAGAATCCTAATAAAGCAATCAACGACAACGACCTCAAAGTAAGAATTATCACAGCTATTAATGAGTTCTTTGATATAAACAATTGGGACTTCGGAGATAGATTTTACTTAAGTGAAATGAACACATATATACTAAACCAAACAGCACCAGACATTAGCAATTTAACAATAACACCAAGACAGGCTAGTTTAGCATTTGGTAGTTTATTTGAAATTCAAAGCGGGCCTGACGAAATTTTAATCAGCGGCGCAACAGTAGATGATGTAGAAATAGTGTCAGCAATAACAACCGCCGAAGTCGGTTCTAGCGTTTAACAGAGTATTAAGAAGATAAAATATGGCAGATAAAAAATTCCCTCAAAGCGGTTTACCAATCAGAAAAACTGTTGAATTGTTACCAACAGTTTTTAGATCAGACGCGAATGACAAATTCATGTCGGCAGTGGTTGATCCGTTAGTTCAACCAGGCACCTTACAAAAGTTAGTAGGATATGTTGGAAGACGCTATGGAAATACATACAACGGATCTGATATCTATATTGATACTGATAATACACTACGTAGCAGATATCAGTTAGAACCTGGAGTAGTTTCTAGAACCAATAACACTGTAGACAGTTTCTACGATTATCTCGATTTTAAAAATCAATTACAGTTCTTTGGAAATACAGAGGAACGTGACGACTTAATCACAGGCCAAGAACACTACAGTTGGAATCCTCCTATTGACTGGGACAAGTTTATTAACTATCGCGAATACTACTGGGAACCTAGTGGACCACCAGCGATACCAGTATTCGGTCAATCAGCAAAAATTATTAGCACATACAAAGTTGCTCTCGGATTAAACTCTTTTATCTTTACTCCTGATTCATTTACTAATAATCCAACAATTACACTATACCGTGGCCAATCATATAAATTTCAAATTAAAGCACCTAAAGAAGGGTTTGCAATTAGAACAAACTATGACACTGGCTCATTAATATTCAATCCAGCCCGCCCATATTCTGCAAACGAACAAGCGGTATATGATGGCAAACTATGGAAAGCTAAAGTAGCAATTGCGTCTGGAGCCAGCAGTAGTATTACGCTTGGAAGTCAGGATTGGGAATTTATAGCACTTGTAGCGTCAGGCACTGCCCTTGACTATAGCATTGGTGTTACTAATAATGGAATTGAAAACGGAACCTTAACTTTTAAAGTACCGTACGACGCACCTGATGTATTATTCTATCAAAGTTTAATTGATCCTAACAAGTTTGGTAGGTTTCTAATTACTGATATTGAGGCAAACACAAAGATAAACATTGATAAAGACATCATTGGCAAAATAACCTACACTAGCAGCAACGGAATAACATTCTCAAACGGCATGGTTTTAGAATTTAGAGGACAAGTTACTCCTTTAAAATATAGTCTAGACAGTTGGCTAGTAGAAGGAGTAGGCACAGCAATTACATTAACACGGTTTGCAGATCTTATTGTTCCTGTGTTGACAACAGATACTCCGGAAGTTGTATTTGATAATGAAGGATTTGATACTCAGCCGTTTGACGATGCAACAACATATCCTGCACAGAAAGATTATATCACTATCAAACGTGATAGCAAAGATACTAATCCTTGGAGTCGTTATAACCGTTGGTTCCACCGAAATGTATTAGAATATTCTTACACTTTACGAGGCGAAGATTTTTCAGCAACTGAATCTCAAAGAGCAAAACGTCCTATCATTGAGTTTAAGTCAAACATTCAATTGTTTAATCATGGTAGTATTTCTAAAGAAGTTGTAGACTATATTGATGATTATACAACAGATGTATTTTCTAAAATAGAAGGTAGTGTTGGCTACAACATTGATGGAGAAAATTTATTTGAAGGCGCTCGAATTTTAGTAACTGCTGATACTGATATTCTTGCAAACAATAAAATTTACGAAGTTAACTTTATTACACATAATAACAAAAAACGAATACATTTAGCAGAAACTACAGATTCTGATTCTGTAGCAGGCGCCGGAGTATTAGTACGTCGAGGTAAGAATAACGGCGGATTGATGTATTATTTCAATGGATCAAGTTGGTTAGCTAGCCAAGCAAAAACAGCAGTCAACCAGCCTCCGCTATTTGATGTGTTTGACAGTAATGGAATAAGTTTTTCCAATACTGATACGTACCCTATAAATTCTTTTAACGGAAACAAACTATTTGCATACAAGATTGGAAACAGTATTGCGGACAAAGAATTAGGATTTAGTCTAAGTTACTTGAATATTGACAATGTGGGCGACATCCAGTTTGACTGGAATTGGGAAATTGATAATTTCACATACACTCTTGATCAATTAGAGTTGACTAAAAATATATCTAGCGGATATTTCAAAATTAATCCAGACGATGTTTATTTAAACGGATGGACTAAAACTGATAATACATATATCCAGCCTATCATTGATAGTCAGGTCATTACCGAAGTAACTAACACTATAAAGTTAACAACTATTAACTGGGATAATGTTACTGATAATACTAATTTAATAATTAATTTCTATGTTAACCAACAGCAAAAACAAGTAACGCCTATTACTAGAGAGCGCGGAGTATTCACTTTTGCAAATAATTTTGCAGTTGACGACGTTGTATATGTTAAAATAATTACAGATTTGTCTCCAGATACCGGGTATTATGAAATGCCGGTTAGTCTTGAAAAGAATCCGTTAAATCAAGCATTAACAACTTTTACATTAGGCCAGGCAATTGATCACGTAGCTGGATCAGTTGAGTTTGATACTAGATATTCTGGAAATATTCCAGGCATTTCTAATATTCGAGATCTAGATGACTACCAACCGTTTGCAAAAAGATTTTTAAAGCATTCTGGAATTGCACCGTTAGCAGTTAGTTTATTATGTGATAAAACTTCTAACATAATTAAATCAATTCAACATGCTAGAAAATCTTATACAGATTTTAAAAATAATTTTATTGCTAGGTCTACTACTATAGATTATAACGATAACTTAATTAATTTTGTTGATGATATCATTACCGACTTAACCAAGACAAAAAATGCAGATAGTGCATTTTCAAATTCTGACATGATTGGCAGCGGCGCATTTATTGCTATCAACTATACAGTAGAAGATACTGGAATTACAACATTTGCATTATCAGAGAAATTTACACTAACTGAACTAAGCAACAGAGCAGTTTATGTTTACATAAACAATCAACAGTTATTGAACGCTACAGAATATGAATTTAATGCTACTTTTGGTTTTATAACTATTTTAGCTGACTTGGCAGAAAACGACGAAGTTGAAATTAGAGAATATATTTCGACAGCAGCAAACTATATTCCGTCAACACCAACATCAATGGGACTGTATAAAAAATACACACCAATGAAATTTGTCGATGATACTTACCAAGAACCTAGAGAAGTAATTCAAGGCCACGACGGTAGTATTACTGCCTCTTACGGCGATTTCCGTGATGATCTATTATTAGAACTAGAATACAGAATTTACAACAACATTAAGCAAGAATATAATACAGCTATTTTTGATAATGATTTAGTAGTAGGCGGATACTACAGTAACGTATTGTATACTAAATCTCAATTAGACGGCATTGTTGTGCAAGAGTTTTTAAAGTGGGTTCAAAACACAAATATTAACTATACAATTAACGAGTATTTTGATAGTGAAAATTCTTTCACTTACACATACAGTAACATGACCGACCCATCTGGTACACAAAATTTGCCAGGGTACTGGAGAGGAGTATACCAGTGGTTCTTTGACACTGATCGCCCACATCGTTGCCCTTGGGAAATGTTAGGATTTTCAGAGCAGCCAGTATGGTGGGAAGCAGAGTACGGTTCTGCTCCTTATACTAGCGGCAACTTAATTCTTTGGGAAGACCTTGAAGCTGGCATAATCCGCAAAGGCACTACTGCTGGAACGTATGATAGATACAAGCGTCCTGGATTAACAACATATATTCCGGTTGATAGTGACGGTAACTTACTAAGTCCGTTAGACGCCGGGGTATCTAAAAACTTTACATTGATAAACAACAGAGGAAGCTTCGTATTAGGGGATGTTAGCCCAGCAGAGTATGCTTGGAGATCTAGCAGCGAATGGCCGTTTGCTGTAACATTAGCAATGTGTTTAATGAAACCGTTTGAATTTATTACAGACAGCTTTGATAGGTCCAATACAACTACAAATATATTAGGGCAAACAATTAATTCTAAGACAGGAGTGTTTTCAACTCTTAAAGATATTGTAATATCGACAGCTAGTAACGAACTAACATCTGGGCTAGTGAAATATGTCTCAAGTTATATTAGATCTATTGGTGCAGATATTTCAGAAGTTAATACAAAGCTACGAAATCTTGATGTTAATTTATCTACTAGATTGTCAGGCTTTGTTGACAAAGCTCAACAAAAGTATATTTTAGACAGCAAGAATCCAAGTGCAACTTCTAGTAACATTTACATTCCTGCAGAAAACTACGACATTATTTTTAATGTTAGTTCTCCGATCGCAAGTGTTTCCTATAGCGGAGTGATATTAGAAAAATCTGAAGGCGGATGGGTTATAAGTGGCTACGATAATATTCACCCGTATTTTAACTACTATCCAGCTGTAGCTAATCAAGCCGATCCTACAATCTCAGTAGGCGGAGTTAGTGAAACATTTACTGACTGGACAACAAATAAAACCTACAACAATGGACAGATAGTACGTCGGAATAATACATTTTATAGAGCATTAAGAACTCATAGTAGCAGTACGGTCTTTGATACAGCCCAGTGGAAAAAATTACCACAGTTGCCACTAGTTGGCGCAGTGGAAGCACAACGTCGTAGAACTTTTAATACTTTGAATCTTTCTAGACTCAGCTATGGTGCTAGATTAGATACTGTGCAAGAAGTAGTTAACTTTCTGCTAGGGTATGAAGCATATCTAAAATCTGTTGGGTTTACCTTTAATAGATACGATCCAGCAAATCAAGTTTCTCAAGACTGGACAACAAGCTGCAAAGAATACATGTTCTGGACCAGACAGAATTGGGCAGTAGGGTCTCTAATTACATTAAGCCCAGGCGCAGAAAAATTAGATATTACAATTCCAGTAGGAGTTGCTGATAATATTCTAGATGGATTCTACAGTTACCAGTTATTAAAAGCCGACGGAAAACCGTTAGCTCCTAATTTTATTAACGTTAACAGAAGTTTTCAAAATATCACAGTAGCGACTACTAATACTACAGAAGGTATCCATTACCTAACAGTATACTATGTGCTTAAAGAACACGTTGCTATTTTCTCTGATCGTACAGTATTCAATGATATTATCTATGACAAGTCAACTGGGTATCGCCAGGATAGGCTAAAGACACAAGGATTCCGCACAGTTGATTGGGACGGGGATTACACTAGCCCTGGCTTTTTGTTTGATAACGTTAACATTACTGCCTGGGCTCCTTTTAATGATTATAAGTTAGGAGACATTGTTTCTTATAGAAGTTACAATTGGACTAGCCTTGTAAACCAATTAGGGTCAGAAACATTTAACAATACTAGCTGGACAAAACTAGATTCAACCCCGGAAAAACAACTAGTTGCAAACTTTGATTATAAGATCAATCAATTTGAAGATTACTATAATGTAGATGCTGAAGGTACAGGTGAAAGCCAACGTGCTCTAGCACGTCACGCAGTTGGTTACCAGACTAGAGAATATTTACAAACTCTAGCTGAAGATCCAGTAACACAGTTCCAATTATATCAGGGATTTGTTAGAGAAAAGGGCACAGCAAATGCAATTTCTAAAGTGTTTAATAAACTAAGTCGTTCAACAGGAGACAGTATTGTACTCAATGAGGAATGGGCATTTAGAGTTGGCCGCGTCGGCGGAACAGATCAATTAAGAGAAATTGAGTTTGAATTTTCAAAGAATAAATTTAAAATTGATCCCCAACCGTTTTTATTAACAGCTAATATTGATACAGCTATCACTGATCAATATTATAGAATCGCACAATCAAATTTTACAGTATCTCCTATAGACTTTACTTTTAATGTAACTCCTGTAGCATACAGCAATGGATTAGAAAAAACGGCTGGATATGTAAAAAATGATCAAATAGATTTTATATTGAAATCTAGAGACGACATTTTAGATCTTGATATTAATAGTGTTGTAGAAAATGATCATATCTGGATCACATTTGATTCATACACCTGGACAGTTTTACGATATAACCAAGCACCACAACTTAATATTATTGACGTATCTCTAGCAGATGGGCAAGTAACAATTACACTGTCACGCCGTCATAGTCTTATAGTTGACGACATTGTTGGGGTTAAGGAAATTCCTAATCTTACAGGATTTTTTAAGATTGTTGAAGTTGGAGATTATACATTAGTAGTTGAAGCAACCTCAACTACTGCACCTGAATTTGATGCTAGCACACTTACAACATTGTACACGTTGACTACTGCTCGTACTGCATCCTACGACACATTGGATCCAGAAGCAGCCGCATTATTAGTTAATGGCGCTAAACTGTGGGTTGACAACAACGGCAGTGACCTTTGGGAAGTTATTAGAAAAAATAAACAATTTGTAAACAAAGAATTAACTGAGTATGGCATTACCACTCCTATTAATGCAGGAACTAAAGTTATCTATGATGACAATTTAAAACAGACTATATCTAGTATTCCAGGATCCGGATATGTAATGAGTTATATTGAATCACATAATGGTCTAACACTAAAACAAATTATTGCTCCTCTAAGCGGGTTCGAGTCAAATGTTGTTGGATCGTTTGGTAGCAAGATGGCGATAAGTCCAGACAGTCGTTGGTTAATCGTGTCATCACCATTGGCCAGCGGAATCAAGAGTAATTACCAGGGTGGTTTTTCATCAGCATCATACATAGAGGATGATATTGTTCTATATGCTGGTAGTTTATGGAAAGCAAACAAGGATATAAACACTAGCGATTACAGCACGATTGATCTTGATTCAGAAAATTGGGAACAAGCTAACTCTATTCCTGCACTATCGTCCGGAAGAGCTCCTGGATTTACTCAGCAAGGTATGATTTCTATTTACGAATGGAGTAACCAACAATGGAATATACATTCTTCATTTGTTAGCCCGCGTCCACAAGAATATGAATTCTTTGGCTCAGAAGTTGCAATTGGAGTAAGCGGCACAGAATATTACATGGCAGTCTCTGCAATCGGTTCACTAGAAAATCGAGGAAGAGTTTACCTATTTGAATACGACGGCGTAGAGTGGACACACAAAGAAAATTCTAGCTATGCTGGAATCTATGATCCAACAGGAGCAACTAGTTACCCAGCAGGAACAATTGTTTGGTTTAACGAATCTTTGTGGCAGTCTCTAGAAGACCAACTAGGTGACGGCAGCTCTATTACTGTAGACTCACAACAGTGGACACAACTAGATCCAGTATCTACACATACCTCACTACCATCAAATATCTCCATTGACGATGATGGATCAACATTAGCGCTTATAAATCTTACAGAAGAAGCTACTATTGGTATATTAGGCAACACGCAATTAGCAGAATTAATTAAAGTAGGAGACGAGTTCGGTACTTCGATGACTATGAGCCGAGACGGTGGCATTCTTGTTATCGGTGCACCAAACAGCGACGGCCAATATTTTGCAAACTACAGAGGACAATGGAGAGCAGATGTAGAGTATGCTGAAAATGATGTAGTGAAGTCTGAAACACAATATTATAAATTAACAGATGCAACAAGCATTAACGACGACCCGTCAGGCAGTGGACTGCCTTGGATTAATGTGGGCGATAGTACCACAGTATCATCTGGCAAAGTTTACATTTACCAACGGTCTACATTGGGAACATATGATCTCAAGCAGACAATCAATGCTGGATCGATGGTAGGGTTAAATGATATTACTACCGGCAATACAGAAATTAATGCAGGCGACCAATTTGGATTTGCTATTGATGTTGATTATTCAGGAACTACACTAGTAATAACAAGTCCTAGGGCAGACTTAAATCTTATAAATCAAGGCTCTGCTTATGTGTTCGAAACTGCAGGACTTGCAGCCCTCGAATTTAGATTGAAGCAAAAACTAGAAAGTTTTGAACAGTATGCTGATGAATGGTTCGGCCAAAGTATCTCTATTAGCTCTGGTACAGAAAGAATTGCCATCGGCGCAAAGAATACTCCGTTTGTTAATGTCACAATGTTTGATACTCTAGATGGTACATCGTTTGATCAGTCGCTAACACGATTTATCGATGCAAAGGGATATGCAGGCGCAGTATATGTATTTGAAAGAAAAGCAGATAGCTATTTCCTAACTGAAAAATTAGAAGCAGAGTTATCGCCGTTTGAATCTTTTGGTAATAGCATAGATTGTACTAGATCTGCAATAGCTGTAGGATCTCCCAGATTTGTTGCGCCGGTATTGTCTGGATCAGCATTTACATACCCTGGACAAAAGATAGGCACAGTTAGATTGTTTAGAAAAGATGAAACTATCGAATCATGGGAAGTGTTATCAACTAAGCAAAAAATTGTTGACCTTGCAAAAATTCGAAGCATTGGGTTATATGACAATGTCAAAAACACAAAAATTCAAGACATAGACTATGTTGACCATGCTAATTTAAAAATATTAAATTCTGCAGAACAGGAACTTGCATTCAAAACTCCGTTTGATCCGGCAGTGTACACACTAGGAACTGATGATCAAGTTGTTGAACCAACACAGTCATGGACTACTAAACATGTAGGTGAACTTTGGTGGGATTTGTCACAAGCTAAGTGGATAGACTATCAGCAAGGCGATATTGCTTATCGAGTAGGCAACTGGAATACTCTTGCAGCAGGCGCAAGTATTGACATTTACGAATGGGTAGAAAGTTTACTGCTACCGTCAGAATGGAGCGGAGTTGCAGATACTAACGAAGGTATAGCCGAAGGTATTTCCGGACAGCCATTATATCCTAATGATAATGTGTATTCAGTTAAAGAACTGTTTAATTCTAATACTGGGCTAGCAACCTCAACCTTATACTATTATTGGGTCAAGAGCAAAGTAACAGTACCTGAAAATATGCCAAGCAGAAGAATATCAGCTGCATCAGTTGCATCATATATCAGTAGCCCAGCAGGAACCGGAACAGCATTTGTTGCACTACTAGATACAGACAAAATATTAACGTATAACTTTACCTCGGTTATCTCGTCTGATACAGCATTGTTGAATATTGAATATCGTAAAACCACTGATAGTTTAAATGCAATACACAACGAATATCAATTGTTAACTGAAGGTGTAGCAGATAGCGTACCTACAAAACAGTTAGAAACAAAATGGATTGATAGTTTAATTGGTATAAATTTAACAGGTGACCGAGTTCCAGATTCTACATTATCTGACAAACAAAAATACGGAATAAGTTTTAGACCAAGGCAGTCAATGTTTGTTAACAATATAGCAGCACTGAAAGCAGCTATACAACGAGTTAATACTGTGTTGCAACAGGAATCGTTTGCAGATATTATCAATTTTAATAACTTAAATTTAATTGACCAAGCACCTAATGCTGTATTAAATCGCTATGATGTTGCAGTAGATACATACGCAGACTTATTATTAGTGGGTACAGCTAAAACTCGTCAAGCGACTTTATCAGTTAACATTGTAGACGGATTAATCGATACTATTGATATTGTTAGTCCGGGATTTGGTTACAAGCCAACAGAATTAGTTAATCAATCAATTCCTGGAGTGTATGTTGGTCCAACGATTAGTATAACAGGTACAGGTACAGGAGCCACAGCAGCATGCCGCATTGATGGCCAGGGCAGAGTTATTGCAGTTGTAATAACTTCAAAAGGTAAGAAATATAGTTCAGCATCTGCAACAGTAAGACAGTTCTCGGTTTTAGTTAATAGTGATGCTACTTCTAATAATTTCTGGAGTATATATGCATGGGATGATGTAAGAAAAGTGTTCTTTAGAAGTATATCGCAATCGTATGACACAACACGTTATTGGAGTCTATCAGATTGGTGGAAAGAAGGATATACTCCAACAGACCGCATTGTTAAGGAAATTACAAATCTTTCAGAGTATCCTGCGATAACACATCTTGAGGCAGGAGATCTAGTCCGTATTAAAGAATACGGCGCTGGCGGATGGGCAGTCTTTGAAGAACTAACTAATTTGCAAAATACTAGCATTAATACATTTTTAGATAACCATCAACTAGTAGGTAGAGAAAAAGGTACTGTGGAATTATCTAGCAGTTTGTATGATATTACATCATCTGGGATTGGGTATGATACTGCCCAAACATTTGATGCTACTTACTATGATATAGGAAATTCTACCGAATTAAGAAATATTTTTGCGGCAATCAAAGAAAACATATTTATTGGCGACTATGCAATCGAATGGAACCGACTATTCTTTAATTCTGTAAGATATGCATTTGCTGAACAGACATATATTGACTGGGCGTTTAAAACTAGTTTCTTAACGGCTACTCATAATGTAGGTCCGCTAACGCAAAAACTTAATTACAAAAATGATAACATTGAAAGTTTCCAAGAATATATTAACGAAGTTAAGCCATATAGAACAACGGTAAGAGAATATATCAGCAGATACGACACAATAGAAGCGGCACCGTCTGCAATTTCAGATTTTGATTTACCTCCAACTTACTCAGTTGAAGCAGGAAAAATTGTTCCAGTAAACCAATACAGTATCGAATTGCAATCGTATCCGTGGAAATGGTGGACGGATACTAACGGATATTCTATAACAGCAATTACTACATATAAATCAGGTGCAGATTATATTTCAGCTCCTGCAGTATTAATTACCGGAACAGGTACGGGTGCAACAGCGCAGGCATACATCTCAAACGGTGCAGTCTCTGGAATTAAAGTAACAAATCCGGGAATAGGATATACATTAGCGCCAACTGTTACATTAGTCGGAGGCAATCCAGCAAGTTCAGAGCAAGCAAAAGCGGTAGCATTCATTGGAGACTCGAAAGTTCGAACTTTCGATCTAACTATGAAATTTGATAGGATTAGCAAAACAGGCCTGTTCACAACATTTTCACAGTCTCAGACACTTGTTGGAACTGGAAATGTTTCCGTGTTCAATTTAAACTATGCTCCAACTAGAGATAAAAGTAAAATTTCAGTTGTTAAAAATGGACAAGTTTTATTAAACAATCAATATTCTATTAGCTTATTCACTTCTACCACTGATACTTATAGTTTACTAAAAGGAAAGATCAGCTTCACAGAAATCCCAGCTAGAGGAGATAGTATTGTAGTTAACTACGAAAAGAATGATTCTTTACTAGACAGTGTTAATAGAATACAAAAATACTATGCACCTACAGCAGGAATGAAAGGCAACGAGTTAACCCAGTTAATGACAGGTATTGACTTCGGCGGCGTGCAAATACAAGGTACAACATTCGATGTCACTGGCGGCTGGGATGCACTACCATGGTTTACTGATAATTGGGATAGTGTTGAGTCGAGTGCAGATTATTATGTTGTATGCGACGGCAGTACTGTTAATATTACATTACCGTTTGTTCCGGCCACAGGTCAAGAGATTAACATCTACATTAAAAGAGTAGGCGATCAAAGATCTATTAGAATTGACGATCCGGCATTTAACAATCAAGTAGATTCGTCAACTTCATCAAATCCTAATGCAGAAATGCCAACCTTTATCGGCGACGGAGTTACTGCAACAGTTGATTTTGTAAATCAACTAACTGACTTTCCTTACGTTGAAACTGCTGCCGGCGACATTTTAATATTCCGTCCGGTCGAAAGTGATGGATCTGTATCAATTAACGATGGTAATTTATTAGACACTAATTTAAGCGGTGGCACACTAGCAAGTATGAGCGGCGCATATTCTACAGCTACCGGTATCACAGCAGACGAAATTTCAATAGACGGTGACAAATTTATTAGTCCTGATCAAGTGCCTGCTACTGAAGAAAACGTACCAGGTCAGGTCCTAGATAGTGTAAGCATCAAAGTGTTTAACAACACATCAACTGGAGCTGCACCTTTACAGTCTAAAACTATCATAGCTGACGGTACTACTAAGTTATACACTATTGATTTGAATGTATTAGAAACAACGTCTGTATTAGTTTATGTTAACAAGATTAATCAAGAAGATAGTTATACAATTGATTTTGTATCTAACCAAATTGAGTTTATAGTGGCACCTACCGCAGAATCAATAATCGAAATAATATCTGTAGGCATTGGTGGAATTGTATTGCTAGATTATCAAGAATTTGTGGCAGATGGCGAAACTAGTTTATTCTTAACAGCAGCAAATTTTGCAGATACAAGTTCAGTATTTGTAACAATAAACGGTCAGCGAGAGGATATTGGATTTACCAATAGTTCTGCGCTAACATCTACGACTAATAAAACATTAATCCAATTTGGAACAAATCCAGAGTTTAGAGATGTTGTTAAGATTATTTGTTTAGGATCGTCAACGGTTACTGATTCTTCAGGAGTTTCGCTAGTACAAGTTCACAAACAGTCATTTGAATTTGAAGGAAGTACTAGAAATTTTGACCTTGCAGAATTTGTTAATTTACCATCTGCATCAGCTGCATCGTCGATGATAGTAGAAGTTAATGGAGTTGCGCTACGTGGACCAGATACTAGCTATTATGTCTACGACGGTATTACTAATAAGTTTGTGCTAGGCCTTGACCCGGTAGAGAGTGCTGGTGCAATTTTAACAAGCAATATTAAATTGTTTGTGAATAATGTAGAACGCACAGTTATCCGAGACTATGTGTATGACGGCACTAATAAAATAATTACTATTACACCTGCAATTTTAAGTAATGGCAATACTATTAGAATTGAAAATAATCTACGATCTGAATACTATGTAGAAAATAACAACATTGTTATTGCTGCTGGAGTTGAACTTACATCAACTAATGAAACAGACAATGATATCATTGATGTTACTTGGTTTAGCGAATATCCAACTATGAGTATTATATCAGATGAGTTCACTGGAGGAAAAGTAAATTATTTCCTACAACGAACTCCGTTGTCAATTAATTATGTATGGGTGTACAAGAACGGAATACGATTAACTAAAGATATTGATTATTTCATCACGTTGCCAAGAGGATCTATCTACCTAACAGATAACAGTACTACTAATGATTTAATCAAAGTCGTAATGTTTGGGACTGATATTTATAAATTGCCAAGTGCTTATGAAATACACAAAGATATGTTAAACATCTACCGTTTTACTAGATATTCAATTAATTCTGTAACACTAGCTGTAGCATTAAACTATTATGATCAAACTATCACAGTTACCGACGCTACTGAATTAACAGCTCCTATAGCATCTAGAAATATTCCAGGTGTTGTTGAAATTAATGGCGAGCGCATAGAGTATACACGGAAAGCAGGTAACGTATTGTCTCAACTAAGGAGAGGTAGTCACGGAACATCAATTGGCAATTTATATGCTATTGGGACCCCGGTAGTTGATCAAGGATCTCGAGAAGTTATTCCGTATAACGAAAGTCAAATTAGAGAAGACTTTATTAGCGACGGAAATACTATCTTAATTGGACCCCTAAACTATGTACCAGCTAAGTCTTCTAGAAATAACTGGGTACGTACTACAATTCCTACAACTTATGGACCATGCGACGAAATAGAAGTGTTTGTAGGCGGAAGACGATTACGTAAAGATCCGTTAGCTGTATATAATGAAATTAACGGTGCAAGTAGCCCAGGTGCAGACATTACATTAGAAGCAGAATTTTCAGTAGATGGATCTGCAGTAATTATACGACTTACTGAAGCCGTTTCTGCAGGAACTCGTATATCTATTATTAAACGAACAGGAAATTCATGGTATGATCGAGGTGAAGATACCGCTACTAGCGGGATTACATTGCTAGAAAACGCAACTCCTATTGCTAATTTCATAGCTAAACGCACAACGAAATTGCCTGAATAAATACATATATGGAAACACAAGAGACTAAAATGCCAGAAAATACAGATCAAAATACTAAACAAACTCGCCCTAATGAAACGGGAGGCTTTCACTTTGAAGGTCACATTAAAATATTTGACCCTGAAACTGGAGAAGTTTTTCAAGATAAGCGAAATGCTATTCATTATGAAAACATGTCAGTGGCTATGGTACAAAGTTTATCAAACCAAGGGCAAGGAACAGTATATGAAATGTCATTTGGCACAGGCGGAACTACTGTAGATCCTACAGGACTTATTACATATCTGACACCTAATACTGTTGGAGTTAACTCTAGTCTTTATAATCAAACATATACAAAAGTAGTTGATCAAAATTCAACTAATAATGTTGATCCTATAAGAAATAAAATGGAAGTTCGCCATATTAGCGGTGCTACTTATAGCGATATCATTATTAGTTGTTTGTTAGACTATGGTGAGCCAATTGATCAAGAAGCATTTGATAACTCAATTAGTCTAAGCGGAAATTTTGTGTTTGACGAATTAGGACTTAAATCTTACAACCCAGACGGTATCGGAAAATTATTAACTCATGTAGTTTTTCATCCAGTACAAAAATCTTTAAACAGACTCTTACAAGTTGATTATACAATTCGTGTACAGAGCTTAACCGGCTTTACAGAGGTATAATAAATGCCATATACAGTTAAATTTACCGACAGCGACAATAAAACACCATTAACGGTGTTTGACAATACTTCTAGCACAGACACTAGTTTAACATTTCCAGGCAGGAATGTTACCGGGTACGGGCAGATTATTGCAGAAAATTTCCTACACGTATTAGAAAACTTTGCTAGTGCCGACCAACCAATTAATCCAACTGAAGGACAACTTTGGTATGATAGTGGTAACGGATTTTTACAATTATTTGACGGAACTAATTGGAAAGCAGCTAGTAACATTCAAAAGAGTCCAAATGAACCGAGCGTAGAAACTTCTAAAGTTGGAGAACTATGGGTCGATACTACTAATCAGCAGTTACGTATCTATACAGGAACGCGATGGATTTTAGTTGGACCAAGCGAAAGTTCGTTAGACGGTCTACGATACGGACCTTCTGTGGAATCTATTATTGACTCAGATAACGCAACTAGATCTGTATTAGCATTTTATATCGCTGACATTCCGGTAATTATTATTAGTAAAGATAGTTTCACCCCAAAAGTTACTATCTCTGGATACCCGCTAATCAAGAGTGGTATTAATATTAATATACCTGCAACTAGTGAAGAAATTACAAGCTTCGAAGGTGGATTCCTACCTAAGTATTATGGGACCTCATTAATTGCTAACGCATTAAAAGTTGATTCAACTTACACTCCTACTGACACTTCAATTATTTCAGCTAGTAAATTTTTAAGATCAGATATTACTAATACTACTGATTTTGGAATTGTTGTTAAAAACAATTCGGGAGTAACACTTGGACTTGATGGAAACTTTAATATCTCAACTAGTGCCACTTCTGCTCGAATTTATAATTCAGCCGCAGGTAGTTCTGTAGATTTGCAAGTTAACCGAAACGGTATACCTACTACAATTTTGCGTGTGCTTGATAATAAGATAGGCATCAACAAAGCAGTTCCTGAAGAAGCATTAGATGTTGATGGAAACATTACACTAAACGGAAATTTAATAGTAACAAACGCAACCGCTAGCACTAACTTTGGCAACGGCAGCATCCGCACACTAGGCGGATTAGCAGTTACTAAAAACGTATTAATTGGAGAAGGTCTAAACGTTACCGGGACTACTCAACTTAATGACTTGCAACCTGCAACTACTGATACCTATGATAACGGAACATCACTAAAACGCTGGAACACTGTAAGAGCAAAAACCGTTATTGCAGACACTATCCGAGGTGTATTAGACGGCAACATTAGTGGAGATGCAAACAGAGCTATTAGTTTAAAAAATGTAACTACCTTTCAGTTAACTGGAGACGTAGTATCTCCGGCTATCCAGTTCGATGGACAAGTTGGCAGTTATACTAAAACATTTGCTACTTCACTAACTGCAAATATTATTTCAGCAAAAAGTAATCCTTTTCCTAACGTATCTAAGAAAACAGATTTTATATTAACCTACAGAGAATCTGAAGCAGCTAGTGTATCAAGTGGATTATTAAAACAAACTAGAGATACGTTTGTAGGCGATTTAGGTATACCAATTGGTGCTATCCTTCCGTATGCAGGAGGGTCTGTACCTTATGGATTCTTATTTTGTGATGGCAGCGAAATTGAACGCATTAAATATCCTGAACTATTTGACATTATTTCTACAACATACAATGGTACAGCAGCTCTCAGTGGCGTAAATACATATAGATTGCCAGACTTACGAGGACGATTTCCGTTAGGTAGAGACAATATGGATAATGCTGGTACAGTTCCTAACAGTATCGGCGGGTATGTTGACGCAGGCGGTGGAACCGCTAGTCGGGTTCCAGACATTAAAGCACAGCAGTTAGGTGCCGATGCTGGTGCAAGTTCAGTGACATTATCCTTAGGAAATCTTCCAGATCACGAACACAGTTTACAAAATGCAGGCACACAGTATTCTGCAATCCGAGTTGATACCGCAATTAATCCACCTGCAACAACTGGGTTTGGCCCAACAGCACCTGGACAAGCACAGTTCCTAAATACTTCTGGACCTATTAAGAAGCCAAGTTCCGATTTTACATTTAGTACAGCAGTTGGTATAATGAATCCGTATCAAACATTAAATTACATTATTAGATCAGGTCCTCCTGCATTTACTACGGCGGTATAATTAGGTAGAAAATATGGCATATCAAGTTAACAAAACAGACGGCACTATTGTTGCTACAGTAGCAGATGGACAAATAGATACTCTATCAACAGATATAACTCTTATCGGTAAAAACTATAGCGGATTTGGAGAAGCTCTTAACGAAAACTTTATTAAACTTCTCGAACATTTTTCAAGTACTGCTAGTCCGGTGCACCCTATTACCGGGCAACTGTGGTTTGATACGGCAGAAAATAAATTAAAAGTTTATAATGGTACTACATTTATACCAGTTAGTTCTGCTACAATTGCAAGCACACAACCCGGTACATTAGGAATTGGCGATCTTTGGTTTAGTAGTACAGATGCTCAATTATATTTCTTTGATGGAACGACACCAATTTTATTAGGACCGGCTTATTCTGCTAGTCAATCGTTGAGTGGATTAAAAGTTGATAGTATTTTAGACACGTTAAACCAAACTCGTGTTATCACAAGTTTATATAATAACGGAATTTTATTAGGCATATTTGCTAAAGATGCATTTACTCCAAAAAATGCAATTATTGGATTTAGTGGAAACATCAGTCCAGGATTTAATGCTGGCAGCTTATCGGGATTAAAGTTTAATGTTACTGCAACTAATTCAGATAGTTTAGGTGGCGTGCCGTCTACTACCTATGTAAGAACAGATACTAACAATCAATTAAACGGTTCTCTAACTATTCAAGACGATCTTGGAGTTGTTATTGGATTGGCTAACGAGCTTATTTTACAAGTATCCAACGGAAACGTATTAATCGCAAATTCTTCATCAAACAAAAATATAACATTTCAAGTTAATAAAGATGATACAACTTCAGATGCAGCCATAGTAATATCATCATCGACTAGGGTTATTAACTTATATGAAGGCGCTACTGATAGTCAAGTCAATGTTGGCGGAAATTTAACAATTGCTGGAAACTTTACAGTTGAAGGAACAACAACTACAGTTAACTCTACAACATTAACAGTTGATGATAAAAATATTGAATTAGCAGCATCTAACAGTCCATCTAACGCTAATGCTGACGGAGGTGGAATCACACTAAAAGGTACTACTGATCACACCTTAACTTGGACTGATGCATCTCGTGCATGGAACAGTTCCGAACACATAAATTTAGTTACATCAGATTCAGTTCCCGCTCCGGAATACAAAATTAATGGTGTAACAGTACTTAATACTGATACAGTTTTTGTAACAAACTTTCCTAACGTTAATCAGCTTGGTACGCAATTATCAATTACTGTTGGACCGTATCCGTTAGGAGTTGCTGACCCGCAACTGCTGTTAGAAAATAATAGGATATCAACAGTACCTTCTGATCTTAATCTTGAGTTAGCACCAGACGGCGTAGGTAATGTTGCGTTAATTGGTGATCCTAGAATTATTGGTCTAGCTGATCCTGTTGATCAGCAAGACGCTGCTACAAAAGAATATGTTGATAATACTATAGAACTACGAAACTTATTGTTCAGCATGGACTTATCAGACGGTAAGCCAAATAGTTACATTATTACCAACATTTTAAATAATCTTGCCCCGACTGCCTATTACAGAGTAGGAACAATTGCAAGAATTTTATGTACTACGCTAACTAACAACACTGTGTCATTAGATTTAAATACATTGTTAGCAGCAGGTAAATCGACAGCAACTTTTAATACCCCGACAGGAACTGCACCGGCAGTAACAAATTATTCAATCGGTACGGCTACGGTACCATCGCCGTCGATCACTACAACAAGAATTATTAAACAATTTTATTTGGGAGTAGGCGGTTGGGTATGGGTATCCGACACGATCCTTCCACCGTAATGAGAACCAGGAGCGCCTTAGATGTCGTATATAATTAATAAATTTAGTGGACCGCAGTTAGTTGTCCTTGAAGACGGGACAATTAATACGTCTACTAGCATTGGGTTGGTTGGCAGAAATTATGTTGGCTATGGAGAAACTCAGAATGAAAATTTTGTATTCTTATTAGAAAACTTTTCTAATGATTCGGCGCCATCGAGGCCGATCCAAGGGCAAACGTGGTTTAACTCTACCAACAGTTTACTATACGTGTATAACGGAACTGCATGGGCTGTAGTCGGCGCAGCAATATTATCAGCTACTGCGCCAGAACAGCCAGCTAACGGTGCATTGTGGTTAGACAGCGATATCAATACATTAAACATCTGGAATGGTACTGCATGGGAATTTATCGGACCCGAAGTTGCTGAAGGATTTGACACTACTCGAGCAAAGTCTACTACTGTATTAGGTATTGATGGTAATCGGCATCCCGTCATACTATTGACTATTGACGGCACAGTAACAGCTATCTGTTCTACAAGTGCATTTACAATTTCACTATCTGAAACAATTGAAGGATTTTTAGATGTAGTAGCAGGCATTACAATGTCAACACTTCGAACATTTAAAGGCGATATTATAGGCAATGCTTCTAGTGCAAGTCAATTAGAAGAATTAAGAACAATTAACGGTATAGGATTCAACGGCACATCTGACATTATAGTGCAGGCCAGTACCTCTAATAATTTAATTAGAGGTGATTATTTAACTGGTTCTAATTTTAACGGATCTATGCCGATTACATGGAGCGTTGATGCAAGCTCTGCAAATGTTATTGGAAAAGTTGTAGCAAGAAATAGCCAAGGCGGATTTGCTGCTGGGACTATCACTGCTGACCTAGTTGGCAACGTTGTGGGTAATGTGACTGCAACTACTGGAACTAGCGTATTTGATATAATACAAGCTACTCAAATTATTGGACCGGTATTAAGAGGAAATTCGTCTTCAGCAACAAGGTTACAGACAGGCAGGAATATTAACGGAACTTATTTTGACGGATCTTCAGATGTTACAGTTACCGCTGCCGCAGGCACATTGACCGGCACAACATTAAATGGTGCAGTAACTACATCAAGTCTTACTAGTGTTGGAATTTTAACATCTCTTAAAACCGCAGCAACCGGAGTTGAAGTTGATAGTAGTATTAAAATGTTTACCGACACAGGCGGAATTCCTACGATTAGAGGATTGGCAAGTAATAAACAAATTAAATTTGACATAGTAGATACCCGTCAAGGAAATATCACAGACATTAGGTTTATTCCATCTGCTGATTCTCTAGCGTTAGGCGGCCAAGATAGTCCGGCTCTTATACCTACTACTGGAACTATTACTAATTTAGGACACCCTACTGCTGTTTGGAATCAAGTGTATGCTAGCAACCTAGTTGGAAATGCAGATACTGCAACCTTAGCAGCTACTGCAACAAACATAGCAGCCGGCGCAGCAGGATCTATCCCTTACCAGACAGCAGCTAGCACAACAAATTTATTGCCTGTCGGGATAGCTGGAACAGTGTTAACTGCCGGTGCAGCAGGTACATTATCTTGGCTAGCAATTGGTCAAGAGGCTCTATCAAGTGGAACACATTTAAGTTTTATTAACACAGTGAGCGGTTCGCCAGTATTGTCCTACAGTCTATCAACTCCGACAACGCTGTCAATTGATGCAACATCGTCTAATACTGCCGGTACAGTAGTTGCTAGAGATAGCAGTGGTAATTTTAGTGCAGGTACTATAACTGCTACAGTGTCTGGTAATGTTACTGGTAACGTAACTGGAAATTCAACTACTGCAACTCAACTGCAAACAGCAAGAACAATCAACGGTACGCTGTTTAACGGTACATCGAATATTACTATCTCGGCTCCAGACACTACAAAAGTTCCGTTAGCAGGCGGCGCAATGACTGGGTATTTAACTTTGGTTGGAACTCCAGTAGCCACTAACCATGCTGCTACAAAAGCATATGTTGACAGCAGGATACCACAGTATCAAATTATTTCAGGTTCCTCTTTTAGTACCTCAGGGTTTACTAATCAAGTTGGATCGTTCAATGATGGTGCTAACTACTTTGATTTATATCCACCGAGTGGAAAAACAATGGCTAATCTAGTGGCATTTATACCATCAATCCGCATGATTCACTTTGCAGGCGGCGTGAACGGAGACGACAGTTTACGATGCACATACTCATACCTTAGCGATAGAGTTCGAGTTTATGTACAAAATACAGAACAGCGATCTACACCAGCAGCAAACTACCTAGTAATTTGGAGTCAATAATATGTATTATGTATGTATAGAGAACGCAGCAGTAACAAGTATTATGTCCTACGAGCCAGCAGTACCGAGCACAGTCAGTATTACCTTAATTACTGACGAGCAGTATGCTCAAATAATGGCGCAAACACACTATTTTAATGTTGAGTCGGCTAATGTATTATCTGTTTCTGCAGAAGTAATTACGCAAAAAGAAATAGAGATTACAAACGGCCAAGAAAGAGAATTTCTTAACAGCACAGACTGGAAAGTGTTGCGCCATATTAGACAAAAAGCACTAGGTATTACAACTAGTTTAACAGAAGAACAATACTTAACACTAGAGTCACAACGAGAAACAGCAGCCAGCAGAATCGTTTAATTGGCTTCGAATAAATACAACTACACTTTGGGACTATTGAATCATGGCATATCAAGTAAATAATTTTAACGGAACGTTTTTAACATCTGTAGCAGACGGAACCATCGATTCCACTACAGATTTACGTTTCGTTGGTAAGAACTACGCAGGTTACGGCGAAGTGCAAAATGAAAACTATCTACATTTAATGGAGCATTTTGCTAATACTACTCAACCTCCTAAAGCAGTTACCGGTCAAATTTGGTACGATAGTGCAAACAAAAAATTAAAGTTTTATAATGAGACAGATGCAAAGTGGAAAGTTGCCGGCGGCGCCGAAGTAGCAGCTACTGCACCTAGCGGATTAGCAATAGGTGAATTTTGGTGGGATAGCTCTGCTAAACAGTTGTAT